GACGCCTTATTAAGACGTCTAACTATCGTTCCTTTCTAATAAAAAACTTAAAATCAAATTATTCCTTTCTTTAATGTTGCAAAATAGATTCCGAGGAGCAATCAGGAAACTTAGAAACAAATTTAGAGGCGTTCCCGCCGATAGACGAGGTCGTACCGTACGGCGTATTCTTAACCTTGGTGCTCAGCGTGCTGGTGGTACTGCTGCTGGGATGGCTGCTACTCAAGGACTTAATTACGTAGTGAATAATCGTTATCGAGGAAGATCAAATTATACTGCTAAACGAGCAAATCGCCGATTCGCTAGCTCTGTAGGAGCAGGGACTGCTTGGAAGAAAGTTAAACGTGTAAGAGCTGTTAGAACCGCACCGAAAGTTGGTTATAAATTTAAGAAGAAAGTTCAAGCAGTCAATGACTATGATAAACCATATGGGGAGTATATATATGTATCAGATCAGCAAATATCTCAAACTGAGCGTGATGATTGGGCAGAATACTCGACAGACAACCTGGGAAACTACTTTGCGCAGTTCACCCCCTATCAGATCTGGGATGCAGCTAGTGTGCTATTCAATGCGAAAGCAGCTGTTCCAAATTGGTTATTTAATGTAGCTCAAGGAGTAAACGGCAATGTAAGATATAAACAATCCTTGCATGTTATCAATTCATATACAAACTTCGAATTCAAATCAACCTCCGCTCATGTAGTCAATATTGAAATGTTTATTTGTTACCCTAAGAGCAATAATCCTTCAGATTACGCGATCAACTTAGCTCTAGCTAGCAAGAATGGCACTAATTATGATTATGCCTACTTGAATGAAAGTGATGTTGTCACAGCAGGGACCTATAACCTACTCACCAACCAGGGTACTACAGCTGGTATGTGGGGTTCTCTACATCGGGAATATAAAGTAGTTAAAGTAACGCTTAAGTTCAATCCTGGTGAGCAAAAGAAACACTTCTTGCAAGGGCCTAAGAACATGACTATCGATGGTACTAAGTATACAACCTCGAATAATACTCTTTGTTTGCACGCTAAGTTCGCTCCTCAAGTCTTCTTTAGAGTTATTAATGATCCTACTGTAAATGGAATAGAGACTGGCAGTACTCGACAGTATAATGTATCTCAATGGCCATCGAATATCCAAGGTGGTGTAGCCATGCGACAACGACGACATATTAGGGTTAGGTTACCTGAAAACACCGATGCGTCAAACATTACAACGTTATCTGAAGAACGCCAGAATACCATATATATTGGCAGATGGACCAAACGTGATACTACAGATATTGATCAGCAAGTACTTGTGCAAAACCCGCTCGGAACTGACGGAATTAACCCTTAGGGTTAGGTTAGGGTTAGGGTTAGGTTATTTAACCCTTTTTAGGCATTATGGTTAGGGTTAGGGTTTAGGGTTAGGGTATAGACGTAAGCAATAAACCTTATTATATGAAATGGCGGTCCTTGGCCCGCCCAGAAAGCATTCACGCCTGAGGCCGAGAGGCCGATTAGGCCCAACAACCTAAGCCTATAGTAGACCACAAGAAACTTCGAAGGTGTTTCGCCATTATTACCTACTATAGGCGACGAAACACGAAACACTTAGGGTTAGGGTTAGGTTATTTAACCCTTTTTAGGCAGTATGGTCATCCCGCCGACGAAAAGCCTTTTTTTTACCCTTCAAAAACTATATAAAGAGTGCCGGACGCGGTATATTTTATCCTCAAATTGTGCTTGGTGTCTTACAGATAGACCTTTGACCTCACTTTTTTGAATGGATACCCCATGCCCCCCCAACTCGCCCGATACTGGATCGGTACGATACAAGAATCAGCTGGATGGACCGTCCCTGACAGCCTCACCCCTCCGCTTGTATGGCTCAGGGGACAGGAAGAAATTGGTGCCGCAGGAAACCGCCATTGGCAGTTGCTCGCCACCACCTCTAAACAGGTCAGACTTGCTTCGATTACGCGACTTTTCGGCTTCGGTCACTGGGAAGCTACTCGATCTCGCGCAGCAGAAGAATACGTCTGGAAGGATGACACAGCCGTTGCAGGAACTCGGTTTGAACTGGGATCTAAGCCCATACAACGCAACTCCGCTGCCGACTGGGAACTTGTACGAGCCTGCGCTCAACGAAATTCTCTCAACGAAATCCCCGCAGACATATATGTTCGTCATTATTTCTCACTCCGCGCCATTGCTGCGGACAATGCTAAAGCAGTTGGTATCGTCCGAACTTGTCACGTCTTCTGGGGCCCTACCGGAACTGGGAAGAGTCGGAGGGCTTGGCTCGAATCAGGGATGGAGACTTACGCAAAGGATCCCCGCACCAAATGGTGGTGCGGTTATCGAGGTGAAACAAATGTTATTATCGATGAATTTCGCGGAAGTATCGATGTATCGCACCTGCTTCGGTGGACAGACCGCTATCCTGTCACGGTGGAAACTAAGGGAAGTTCACAACCTCTAATGGCTCAAACAATCTGGATCACTTCCAATCTTTCTCCTATGCGTTGGTATCCGGACATTGATGTTGAAACCTTGGACGCCTTATTAAGACGTCTAACTATCGTTCCTTTCTAATAAAAAACTTAAAATCAAATTATTCCTTTCTTTAATGTTGCAAAATAGATTCCGAGGAGCAATCAGGAAACTTAGAAACAAA